TGTATGCCCTTATTCACATCAAGCCGGGTCCTCATGCCGATGCGGTCTTGTTCAAGGGCCAGAGGCCCCCCAACTCGATTTTCGACCTGGTTGCCAGGCTGAAGGACATGAGTCCCCAGGAAGCAGCGGGGACCATCCTCGAGCGCAAGATTCCCTTTCTTATTGCGACCGGGGCGCTCGGAGCGAAGGCAAAAGAGCCAGACCTAGTTCTTGCGCTCATTGAGCGCATGAGCCCGACAGAAGTCGTCACCAACACCAAGATGTTGGAGAGGCTGGGCGTCAAGGATGTGCCTGCGCTCCGGGCGGCATTCGAGTCTGCTCTGGAGCGGGCGAGCAAGTCAAAAAAGACTACCTTCAAGGCCAGCGTGGCCATCGATGCGCTCGACGATGACAAATTGAAGGCAAAACTCTCCGGCGTACAGGAGAAGCAGATTCAGGCTCTCGGCGGAGTCGAGGGCAACTGGCTGGTCTTGGGTGATAAGTCCGGATCCATGCAGAACACGATTGAGATCGCACGCCAGGTTGCCGCCACTCTCGCCAAGATGGCCTTGGGACGCGTGATCCTGAGCTTCTTCGATATAACGCCCGAGACCATTGACGTCACCAACCTGACCTACGACGAGATCAAGGATAGAACGAAGAGGATCACAGCCGCCGGCGGAACTTCGATCGGATGCGGTCTCATGGCTATTCTCGATCGCAAGGTGGAAGTCGACGGCATCGCCATCATCTCGGATGCGCAGGAGAATACCCCTCCGGTGTTCGTGAATGCCTATAAGGAGTATTCAAAGTTTGCGGATAAAGAAGTGCCGGTCTATCTCTACCGCTGCGCGTATGAAGCCCAGGGTTGGGGGGACGTCGACCTGGCAAAGGCCATGAAGCAACATGGGTTTGATTTGCAGGAGTTCGATCTGAGAAAGGGAGTCGACTTTTATTCGCTCCCAAACCTTGTCAAAACCATGCGGACCAATCGGTATAGTCTGATCGATGAGATCCTGGCCACGCCGCTTCTGAGCCTGAGACAGGCGTTTCAGGAGACGGTGCAAGATTAGGAGATCGATCATGCTTCCATGTCCTAAATGCGGCAGCCCCATGAAATGGGAGAAGATCGAATGTAGCGCTCATCTTGCGTGCACATCGGGCTGTTTATGGATCGATTGCCCGAGTGAGCATGTAGCCGTCAGTCAATACATAAGATATGTCGGCGAGGATCGAGCTACGAAACTTGGAGTGACACTGAGATTGAGTTCGTTTCCAAGAAGCTATAAATCTAAGAAAGGAGGTAAGGCCATGTTTATTATCGACGAGATTCGCCGGTTCAATACCGACGGCACTTCGCTGGAAGACCTGGTCGCGATGTCTGCGTCTGCCCGGGCTATCCAGTCCGAGTTTGCTGCGGTCAGCGTGGAAGAGCCCGAGTGGCTCAATCCCAAGATCCGCGAGATCCGCCGGGAGATCGCTACTCGGCAGGCTGATCGTATCGAGAGGCTGATCCGGGAGAAGAAGTCCCGGCTCGAAGCTCTGCAGCCAGAAGAGCAAAAGCGCGAGGCTCTCAAGCTTGAGATCGACCGGCTGGAGAAGAAACTTGCCGACCAGTAACCAAGGTGGCGAGGAGCCGAACGTGGGCTCCTCGCCTGTGCACTAGTGCATAAGATTGGGAATCAGGACGTGGCAGAAAAGCCGGTTCTCAAACACTTCATGTCCCTCGAGACGGTTGGAGAAAAATACCTGGTAAAGGTGTTCAACCGCACGAACTCTTCCGAGGAATTCTCCTGCCAAGACCTGCTCCTCACAAAAGATGAAATTGCAAGCATAGCCATCGCCACTTTCGGCTATGATCCAAGGGTGTTTTCACGGAAGAGGACTCTCGTTCATTAGGAGGACACGGATGAAAAAGACAGAAGAAATCACAAAGCATGCGGCGAAAGTCGGGCTCATCGGCGATGCTCGACTGGCAGTGCGCGATTATGAGGGCGCGGTCCGGCGCATAGAGATTATGATGGAGCCGGAAAGGAGGGAAGCCATTCTCGGTGACAAGGTGCACGTCGATTCTAACTTCGGTTACCTAGTCGTTTCCCGAGGGGGACAGACAGTTTTTCTTGCTGCCGGCGGCCGCTGGAAGAATTATCGGATCATGGAAGAGACACCTGCGGTGGCACCAGCAGAACTCCTCCAGGAGCACGCTCCGATCGATCCAAACCAGCCCACGTAAGAACATCCGGGCGTAGCGCAGGGGTAGCGCACATGCCTTGGGAGCATGAGGGCGCCCGTTCGATTCGGGCCGCCCGGATACCTAATGGGGGACCGTAGCTCAATGGTAGAGCATTCGGTTGTGGCCCGTTTGATGGCGATTCGAATCCGTCCGGTCCCTCCAGACATGATTCTATGGCAGAATGGCTCAGGAGAAACAACCTCACCATGAAAAAGAAGCTCTGGCAGACAGAGAAGATGGTGATCTTCAGGGATGCCGAGGGCCGTCTCTGGCGATACATGCCTGATTTCCACACCGGCTGGCCGGTAGAGGTGAAGAATGCGAATTAGAGTAGATACCCGAGATCGCGAGACGGGAGAAGTCGTGTCGCAGATGCTAGAATCGGGCGGCCAGATCTACATCGATCTGGATCCGGATCGGAAAACCCACAGGTGGGGCCCGGGCGAAGGGAATGGCTTTTTTGGACCGCAGCTCCTCGTTCAGCTCGAGTCGACCGACGTTCACGTGGTTGGCATCCGCGTGATCCCGGAGCCTGGCCGCGACGACAGCGAATTCATGGATTCCGTTGATATTCCTAGAAATCCAGTTGTATAATCTTCGGCGGGAACCGTCAACGCCGTCAAACTGAGGTAGAGGAAATGATTATGTAACGTGAACTGGCTCGTCTTTGCCGCTGCAATAGCGGCATCAGCTCTCTTTATTGCTGCCATCTCGCTTCTCGTCTGGGTGGTTTCTACCCAGCTCTCCGTCCTCATCTCACAGTCCATCGCGGTCCTGCAAGAACTTCGGATCCGCACCGGCATAACAGCGGCCGGAGCGGCGCCCACCAGCGAGTCAATCCTCGGAAGCCAACTCAAAGACTTTATAGCAAACCGTCTAAAGCCGACAGACGGCGACTTTATCACCAATTCCGACGAGGAGTTGTACCTGCAGGAGCAGATCAAGGCTCTGCGGGATCAGGGGGGCTTGACGGAACAAGAGATAGAAGCGTTCGTGCGCCAGGGCGTGACAGAGCCAAAGGTGTAGACCATGGAAGGCTTACCGCGCCGGCAGCCCGATCTCCAGGAGGCACTCGACGAGCTTGACAACAAGCTCTATGAGGAAGCGGGCGGAGATCCGCAAAAAGCCTTTGCGCTGCTCACCGAGACGGAATTGGAATTCGTCGAGGGAGAGATCCAGAAGTGCCTCGAAAGCCCGCGATACTACCTCGAAAACTACCACTTCATCCGCACGAAGAAACTCGAACTGATCCCCCTGTGGCCGTTTTGGGACAGCCAGGAGATGTTTCTCGAGGTCTTCGAACGTCAGCACAAGCTCGGCGAGCTGATCCGAATCATCGTTCTGAAGGCCCGGCAGTTGGGGCTGACAACCATCAGCGTCGCGCTCATGTGCTGGCTGGTCTTCCTCCATCCGAGGGCGCACGTCCTGGAGATGGCCGACGAAGAAGACCGCACTTTCGTCAACTTCGATATGGCCCGTACCGCCCACGAATATCTGCCCTGGTTCATGAAACCAGAAAAGCGCTACGACGCCCGCGGCCGCCTGCTCGGGTTCGACCGCCCGAAGGCTGAGGAGAGGGATAGGAGTAGTGGCCTGCAGAGCATGATCTATTTTGAGTCAGCGAACCAGCCTTCTGGCGCCGCATACTCAAAGGCTCTCTACGGAGTGCATCTCGCCGAGGTTGCGCGATTCAGGCAGGATGACTCAATCACAGAGGGAATCTACGGATCCCTGGGCAACATCCCGGGAACGATCGGGATCATGGAATCGACAGCTCGAGGCCGCGGCGGCTTGTGGCACAGGCTGTGCAAGGCGGCCGAGAGTGGCGACATGTCCTGGGAGTTCGTGTTCATCGAATGGTTCCGGGAGCCGGGCTATACGATTTCCGTGCCGAGGAACTTCAAACGTGATGCGGACGATCTGGCCCTCGTGAAAAAAGTTATGAGGCATAGTCAGGTTGCGCTTACCGATGGACAGCTCGCCTGGCGCCGCAAGATGCAGCGCGACTTCGAGAAGACTTCCGGCGACTCTGAGAAATTCAAGCAGGAATATCCTGTGACGCCGGTGGAAGCCTTCATCGCCAGCGGTCGCACGGCGTTCAGCAAAAAGCGCCTTCAGACGATGATTACCAAATTCTGCCAGGATCCCATTTGGCGCGGCCAGATCGAACTGAACAAAGATGACAAGACCTTCAAAATCATGCGGCTGATGGACGGGGAGTTCGAAGTCTGGGAGTTCCCGCATGCTGGCTGGACCTATTACCTCGGCGCGGATCCGTCGATGGGGGTCGAGGGAGGGGATCCGGCCTGCGCACAGGTCTTGGCTGTTCCCGAGAATCTGAATCATCCCTTGCGCCAGGTCGCCAGATGGCATGGGTACGTAGGACCCGGGCGATTTGCGAGGATCATCGCGGCGATCGGTTATATGTATAACACGGCCGAGATCGCGCCCGAGTGCAACACCATCACGAGCGTAGCCTCCGATCTAGTAAAGGTTCTCCTGTATCCGAAATGGTATCGATGGATGCGTGAGGACAAGGCAAAGAACGCGTTCTCGAATTTCATTGGCTGGTTGACGACCTTCCGCAACAGGAACGAGCTCATCGGGCGCTTCCGACAGGCACTCAATGAATGGACGGTCGTGATTCGGTCAGAAAAAGACGTCGACGAGATGTTTGACTTCGTCGAGGTAGAAGAAGGAACGGAGAGATACGAAGCAAGGTCCGGCACTCATGACGATGCCACGATGGCTATCATGATCACTTACTACTGCGCAACCCAACTGCGTCCGCGGCTGGCTGAACCGCCAGATGACGAGAAGCCGCCCGAGGGCCAAGACTTTCAAAACACCGACTATTCCCCCGCATACGACAAAAACATCCAAAATACGGATCAGGGAGTGTCGGATTTTTACATGCTCTAGGAGGGCAAAATGGCTGCCGTCGTAAACAAACCGAAACCTCGCACTGTCTGTCCGCTTTGCTATAACGCTGGAGTTGAGAATGACCTTACCTTTCAAGGCAGGAGCCATAGTTGCTCTGCTGGCCACACGTTCGAGGACCGCGAGGTTCTCTCCGTTCTGGTCCTCGAGATGAACAAAAAGCGTAAAGCGCTCGCCGGCCCGGAGCCGGTTGCACCGGCGCCGGCGCAACCGCTTCCTCCTCCCGACAACAGGGTATATATCGACGACATCGATCAGCAGCGCATTGCCTCGATAATCGGCGAGTTTGGCGACTCATCGACCCTGTTTGGAAACCTTTTCGCGATGAACGAATCGATCAAGGACCTGCGCGAGAAATTCCAGCGGGCCGAGGACCGGATCATGATCAGCCAGGTTCGGAAGGTTGGCGGCGATCACTCTGTGACCTTGAGCATCCCGGAACGGCACGTGCAGCCCATCAAGGATGTCGCCGAGGCTCAGAGCATGTCGATCGAGCGCTACATGCAGGCCATGTTTGAGGACGGCCTGGACAACCTCTGGTATTACTAGGGAGCGTAATGCTGGAACTCTATCGCGGATATCTGATCAGTTGGACCGGATGGAAACCTATCCCCAACCAGGATTATGAAGCATGTCAATGGATTGGCCGACTGATGAGACAGTCGGCTATACCCATACTCCTCCACGCGTCCAGCCCAGGCTTCGAGGGATGCCATGTCCCCGGATACACCTTCAATATTTGTCTTTTCCCGGGACAGAAACCGATCGCAAGCCAGTCATCGCCAGCCGAAAGGAAACGGGAATCAAAGCGCTGCAAACTAAGGCTCTTTGACTTGATTGATTGGGTTGTCGACTGTGGTTTGGATATCGCTGAATTTGAAGGTTACTTTGAGTTTTCCACGGCACTGTCGTGCCGGTGGAACTTTTCAAGAAGACAGGAGGCCGTATGATCACAAGACGCGGTTTTTTTTCGTTTCTCGCTTCACTTCCGTTCATTGGCGCCATTTTCGCCAAACAAGAGATCCTCGAGAGGACGCCCCCGGATCTTGATGCTTCGGGGGGCTCTTGGGATACCCTTCAGCAATACCGAGGATACAAGATCAAATTCACTGGATGGAAACAATGCCAAAACACCGACACAGAGGCGGCCCAGTGGGTCGGATATCCCATCCCACCAGAGCCGATCCCCGTTGATGTCGGTCCCCAATTCTTTGACGATGCGTTCCCCTATCTCGTTGCTCCGTGCCCCGGGTTGCCGGAGGCATTTCGTCGAGGGGCCAATTTCGACATCAAACCACGGCGCGGGGAGACGGAAATCGTATGGCTAGACGGCGAAAAGTTCAAAGACAAGTCTAAGAAAAAATCCGGTCGCCGGCTCATCCGAATGATCGACGCGGTGATGGACAGCGGCAAGCGGGGGCTGAAGATCAACGAATGGAATGAGCTGCTTCAGAGCAAGGGGATCATTCCGCCACCGCAAACAGAGGAGGAAGCAAATGCCGATGTACGAAGACCAATGCAGGGTCTGCGGATACGTTCACGAATACTTGTCTAGTTACACAGACAAAACGCGATCCTGCCCGAAGTGCGGGGGTTACGCTGATCGGCTCTATTCCCTGTCGGCCATAAACGTCTTCAAGGGATTCAGCACGAGGAACATCTCGCCGGACGGGAAAAACCTCCATATCGGCAGCCCGGGTGATCTCACGCGAGCGTGCCACGAGTTCGGAGTCGTGCCGGCGGCGGATTCTCAGGCCCCACAGACCCGCTTCCCATCGATGCAGCGCGAGGTCCCGAAGTGGTAGGGGCTTGACAGGGTCGGGTTACACTGCCCTTGGAGGAGTATGGATCTACCGGGATGGTACAGTTACGATCCTCAAGGGCAGCAGTGGCCAATCCAGGAGTCCAGCCACGACGCGATCTTATCTCGTTGGTGCGAAGCGGTCTTCGAGGAGGCCAAGGATGACCTCGAACGCAATGACGAGATCGTCCAGATCGATCGCGCAATCAACTATCTGATGGGTAAGCAGTGGGTTGAGCGCCGGCCAAGCTACAAGGCTGCCCCGGTCGCCCACCGGCTATGGACCAACCTGGTCCAGCTGATCTCCTACCTCACCGACATCCGGCCTTCGTTCGAGATAAAATCCAACAACAAACTCTACGACACCCACGCCAAAGTCCTCAACAAGATGATCACGGCCTGGTTCATGAACGAAGACATAGACATGAGCCTCGCGATGATCATTATCCACGCCGCGCTGACGATCGGTTACGGGCGCCTGGTGTGGAACCCGGATCTGCGCAACGGCTCCGGGGAGCTCGAGCTGACTCCTCTCGGGGCAATGGATCTGATTCCGATCCGGCCGTCGCACACCCTGCAGCGCTCGATCGGATGCATTTATCGCTGTCCGAAGCCCCTGAGCTGGTTTAAGGAGAAATATCCTCTCAAGGGCTTCCGCGTCCCGATCGACAAGGAATATTCCCAATATACCAGCACGCCGAACCAGAACCTTTGGACCCGCGGAATGCAGGTAATGTCTCCGCAGATGCGGCGGCTCTTCGGCCAATCGTCGACTCAGATCAAGGAATCCGTGATCCCGATGGCCCTCTATCGAGAGTTTTGGCTGAGGGATAACCAGAGGAACACTTCCAACAAGGAAATCTGGGTGGGCAATGCCGGCGACTCCAGCGGTGAATATGGCTACATGGTTCGTCCGGGAGAAAAGATCTACCCTCGAGGGCGCCTGATCATCATGGGGGGCCCCGTACCCTTATTTGATGGCCCGAATCCTTTCTACCACGGACTGTTTCCGTTCTCTTGCCTCAGACTCAATCGTGTGCCGTGGCAATGGCCGGGCATCTCCGAGTTCCGCAACCAGATGCCTCTGCAGGATATCATGAACAATGTCCTGGCCGGGATCCTGGATGCGGTGAAGAAGGCGGTAAATCCTCAACTGCTCGCCCCGGACAATGCCTTCGGCGCTGCGGTAAAAAAGAACCTCGACCCGAACATGCCCAATGCGAAGATCTTTTACAGCCCGTCTTCGATCGCCGCGCCATTCTACGCGCCATCACCTGTGCTCCCCGGGTTTGTCTTCCAGACCATGCTGTATGCCCAACAGGAACTCGACAGCCAGTCGGGATTCCTGGACATGACCGGCATCAGCCGGCGCGGCGTAGTCCCGGCCGGAGATACTCTCGAGCAGCTCAAGGAAGGCCAGCAAACCCTGGTCCGCCTCAAGGTTCGATATATCGAGGATTTCGTCAAGCAGATGGGCACGCAGTGGGTTCCAAACGCGTTTCAGTTCTACACCATGGAGCGCCGGATGCAGATGCTCGGGAGCGATGGGCTCACCTGGGAAGACTTCGATTGGAACCCAGGAACCATGGTTCCGGCCGACATCCCTCCAGCAGAACATTGGAAGAGTTTCAGCTTCATGATGGTGCCAGGATCTCTCCTGAAGTCAGCCCGGGAGCCGCAGCAGCAACTCATGCTTATGTTGCGGCGTATGGGAGATATGGACCTCAAGAACATGCTCGACTCGCTCGATCTGGGTGGCCTCTACCAATCCGTCGTCAAAGGAATCCAGGAGGAGGGAGCAGACATCCTGATCCAGGCGATGCGTGCGAAACATGCCGGTCAGGGAGGGGGTGGTGGACTTCTGCCTGGAGGTCTGGATCAGATCAGCGCTGCCACAACGGCGAATGCTGTCACTCCCAATCCGCAGGCAGTTCTGTGAGGAGGAATAAGTGCTGGATCTCAGCCAGTATAGGGAGAAGGCCGCCTGGTATCACATCAACGTGGAGCGCGACAAGATCGAACCTTGCCATAAGTGCCCAATTTGCGGAAAGCCGGCTGTGAAAAGAGTTGTCGATGTCGGGGTCTACGCCGCGGATCCTATGTTCGTCTTCATGCATGAGTTTCTGGTGAGCGTGTCCGATGCGCCCATTGGATGCATCGGGATAACAGCGTGCCAAGTGAGGTAGGTCAATGCCAGGGATTGTTCTTCAGACCAACGCGATCGATGTGGTGAACAAGGGCGGCGGCTACCCGACCAAGACGTTCTATGAAACGGTGGAGACCGGCATTCTCCGCAAGAAAATCAAATTCTCTCGGCACATGGAGTCGACAGAACATCTGCCTGGGAGCGACTACGTCGTCTTCAAATGCCCGGCCCCGGACTGTGGCCAGAGAAACAAACAGTCCGTCTACCGCGCCAAGGGGCAGACGAAGGACGGCAGGTTATCACTTATTTGTAATAAGTGCCGGCGCGAGATCGAAGTGCAGAGGCCGATGGGCCAGGTTCTTAAAATTGAGGCGCCGCCGAAGCACGAAGCAGGACGCCCCGTAGCCCCGGGAATCATCCTCGGGCCAAACGGACTTCCGATCAGGAGATAAAAATGGCATCGAACAAGATCATCAATTTTGGCCCTGTTGCTTTAACGAACACCCTGACTACAAACATTCTCAACCCGTTGATCACATCGCTGTCCGGTCCGATTGGCTTCACGATGACCCAGCCTTACCTGATCATCCGGCACATCAGGGTAGTGAATAAGACGGCCGGAGCGGTGACGTTTTCCCTCTGGAAAGGCGGCACTGGCGGAAACGTCGCCGGCACCGAGGTCATCGGCCAAGGTTTATCGGTCCCAGCCAATTCGGCTTTTGACTGGTATGGCATGATGCGCTTCGACGCGGCAGACTTCCTGGTCGGCGGAGCAAGCGCCGCCACGTCGCTGACAATCGAAGGTGAGGGCGAAATCGGAGTCTCCTAATGGAGTTAGCGGCAGACTTTCAAATTGGGAATAGCGGCGGTGGCGGGCAAGGGTCAGTATCCACCTATCAGATGCTCATAGCCATGGGCGAAGATGGGGATGAAGGCCCTCCCGGACCCCCCGGCGTTACCCCCCGCGCCC